GTCGTAAGTCGTTGGTATCAAAGGGGTTAGGGCAAGGCGGGGCCGCCCCCGAAACGACGTAAGTCGTTGCAGGGAAAGGGTTTAGGTCAGAAGAAAGCCTTCATCTTCCATGCCAGCGATGGCCAACTCGCCGTTGATTTCGGCAAGGGCTTCGGCCTCATCCATCATAACGTGCCATTCATTCACTTCGGCCCAATCGTCAGCAGAGGATTCGCGGGGGTCGAGTCGATCAAATGCGGGAGAGTAAAGCATCATTTTGTCCTGTGGTGTGGTGTGAACAGAGACAGCAAGGCCGATTAACCCCGAAACGGATTGTTTGCGGCAAGGCGAGCGGGGGCGGCTGCATCGGCATCTTTTGTGTAAATGAAATCGTACTCGCCCAAGAAGATCAGATGGCCTTGAATCGCGTTGAATCGATATGTGCTGAATTTTTTGCCGTTGTAGGTCGCGGGATTGTCGTGACGAACTTTCACGAATTCCGATGTGATCTGTTCAACCGTGCCGCGTCGGGTTTTGTCGTTGTACTTGAAAGAAACTAGATCGTTGATCTTGATGGTGGCGGTGGTCATGGCGTTTTCCTTGCTTGAGTGATTGTTGCTTGTCATACTCTCATTATACTGTTATTATCGGCTTAGTCAAGGGGTATCGGCCACTATTTCTACTATTTAAATAAGTATTTTCCATTCGTCGTAACCTCTTGCTATCAAAGGGGTTAGGGCGGGGCCCTACTTAAAGGGGGCATTTTCCAATCTGAAATCGTCGGGATGGGAGTGGCCCGAGAATCGCAGGTGGTTCAAACATAGTGAAACCTCCAAAACTGAAACGACCACTTTTATGAAAATAAAAAAAGCTGGGAAGCTTTTAAACCTCCCAGCATGAATTTCCAAAAAAATCCCGCCCTGCTATTTCACATCATCACAAAGTGATGGGCCACTTATCAGTCACCGCAACAGGCGACCCCGTCACGGCACAGATGGCCTTTTTAATCCTATATATCTCCTCTACTTTATCCCAATCCACACTATAGGGTAACTGATGGTTTCCCCGCTCAGATTTCCTTCCTCTATACTCTACCCGGAGCCCGTACTGTAGACTTCTCATTGTCAAACTCCACCACAGGATCTGCTGCTTTTGGAATGGTGTTAGGTCCATCGACATTGGCCTTTTTATGAGTATTTTTAGGTGTCGAAATGCCGTCATTAATTACACCACAAACGCCGCGACCCGCATGTTTTTTTATACCCATCTTCTGCCGCATTTTACGAACACTCTCTAAGCTAAATACCCGCCCAGTATTGATAGTTAGAGCTTTAGCGATTTCCCCATCCTTCAACCTATCAGCATTCTCCCGAATGAAATTCTTATCGGCGATTGTCCACTTAATGTTCATTTCTTTTGCTTCCTTCGGAAAAAGTACTAGGGTACATGACTATACTAGTATAGTTGATAAGGTAACTTTTATTCCCGAGGAGAATTAATTTTATGGCTAATTTAGATTTACGGGCGGCCCGAGTACAGGCCATAGAAACATCCCGGCTAAGAGCTGAAGTAGATAGTGAGCTTGCCGAGGCCCGCCAAAGAGTGGTACACGCCGAAACTAATATTTCTGATCTACTTAATACCAATACGAGTTTAGAGGCTGAACTGAGAAATGCCAATAAAAAGATTGCTCTACTAGTAAAAAGTGCCGAAGCTAAAAAGGCCCCCAAGACCAAGGTGGAGAAACCAAGCAATGAAGCTTAAGATAGTTGGCGACTGCTCCAAGCCATATGACATCAAGATTGTCGATACCGAAACAGGAGAAATGATAGAGGGGATTTCTGAAGTCAATATTCAGCTATTACCTCAAGGCGGCATGGCCGCAATTACTCTTGTCGATCTTGAATTTGACTTAGATAATGTAGAAGGCGAAATAGATGAAAGTCCCACCGGGATACACCGAGGATCAGATAGTCCAGATAATTGATCGTATCGGGGGTAGGCTCGCGGATATTTTTAAATTTGGCTATCATGAACGAGATGATATGAAACAGGAAGCGGCGATTCTTGCATTACAAGGTCTAGCGGACTTTGATGGTATTCGCCCGCTGGAAAATTTCCTCTGGGTTCATATTAAGAACCGGCTACATAATTTCAAGCGGAACAATTATGCCCGGCCCGACAAGCCATGTGACAATTGCCCATTTGATGCCTATATCAATAAGCAGTGTACTAAGTATGAGAACCTGATGGACTGCGAGCCCTTTTCACGGTGGACCCTACGAAACGACACAAAGAAACACTTGATGTCCACCAAGACCTATAATGAGACACCCAACCGCTCCACCCTGTCTCTTGAAGATGGCCTCCTGTCGCGGCAGATCTATCAACTGGTGGAGGATAAACTCCCGGTCGCCCTGAGGGAAGATTGGATTCGTTTTTCTTTTAAATTAAAACTTAGTAAGACTAAAAGAGAACACCTATTAGAAGTAATACGTGGGATACTAGAGGAGAACGGTATTAATGCAACGTAAACGCGGCAAACTCTCCAACGAAGAGATGAAATATATCCGGGAAAATTGTTTCAATGATTCTCTGGAAGATATGGCCCAGCATCTCAATCGCACTATACAACCTATTAAGAAGTATATCGATAAGCAGAACCTGAAGGCGAGGGATCTATCCGATGATGAACATTTGTTGTCTACTTTACGAACCCGGTATTATTTCCAGGAATTGAAGCGGCAATTCTCAGATCCCGAAATCATTTTCTTTGAACATATGTGGATTGACTTTTGGAAGCAGTTCAATGAGGATATCGTTCATACAGAGGAGATGGAGGTGGTAGAATGCATCAGGACCGAGATATTAATAAATAGGTCCATGATAGACCGTCAGGATATTTTAAAAAACATTGACAGACTCGACAAGCTCATTGATCTAGAGATGGATCAGGATGAGAGTGTGCGAGATCCACAGATTGTGGCGATGTTACAGCAGCAAATGGGCTCTTTGGTCGGGGCCAAGTCCTCTTATATCCATGAGCACGAAAAGCTGTTGACGAAAAAGGAGCGGCTCCTTAAGGATCTCAAGGGAACCAGGGAGCAGCGGCGTAAGGTAGCTGACGATGCAAAAACCAACTTTCTATTATGGATGAGACAGTTGGACGATCTAGAAACTAAAGATCATGAAGGATATGATATGGAGGTCCATCGTGTTGCGGGAGATAATGCTCGCAAGAGACTAGCGGAATATCATGAGTACGAGGATGGCATAATAGACCAACCCCTACTAAATACGGAGACTGTTAAAAATGAGGAATAGGAAATTCGGCGTTTTTAAGAAGCGGCCATTTGAGGATAGGATTAAGCGTTTAGATCTAGCTCCGGAGATTATGGCGTTGGTTGACCAGGAGGTATCTACTTTCCGTAATTTTACTCCTGAGTATATCCACGACAACTATAAGTACGGACCATCAGATCTAGTACTACGTATACAGGGTAACAGAACCGGCGTAATGGAAAACGGCGAGCGGATGGCCGAGAGCACATTGATTGATGCTCGTTGTAAGGCTGTTGCCTCTATTGTGGGTGGGTTATGGGAGCGGGGCTATAGGGATATTATGGATGATCTCGATATTATCATCCCTTTTAGCTTTTCCGATATGACCACTGCAGATCGTCAAGAAATCCCGTCATTAACATTTTGTAAAGAGGTAGGCTCCAACAATATCTTGGTTCCGTCGATTAACAACCTACTAGGGCATCCCGAACTAGAACATATCGGGATGGTTGACGGTCCTTTATCAAGTAAGGAAGACAAGATGTGTTTCGTCGGCTCCCTAACTAATATCTATTGGAACGATATGGGTATGGAACATAATCAACGATTACAAGTCGCAAATATGGTCGGCGAAATAGACGATCTAGTGTGTAAGATCAATAAACCTATGTTGTACGATGAAAGAGAGTTTCTTGCGGTCGCCGATGAGGTATATACTCATTTTCCTAATATAAGGGGTAACAATACTCTCTCTACTAATGAGGATAAGGTAGAACTAGTGACCCAGCTAAAGTATAAATTCCAGATATGTATAGACGGTCACGTATGTGCCTGGGCTCGCCTGCCGTGGCAACTCAAATCGCATTCAGTGCCGATCAAGATAAGAAATCCCGATTATGGTTTCCTTGAATGGTTTTATCCTCTACTTAATACTTCACGTCATTGTATTGAGACAAATCTGGCAGATCTCCCGGAGACATTTGAGTATCTTGTCAACAATCCCGAATATCAATCAGATATTGATAGGGCCGGTAGCGACTTCGTAGATAAGTATATTAGTACGGATATCGCCCAAAGAGTTTTTCTCTATACTTTATTATGCATCAATGAAACTCAGCCTATTTATATAGATGACCTAAATGAGGAGTAGTGGGATGGGAAAAGATAATGGTTTGTCTGGTAAGAGTGATGACACTTCTCTTCGGAGCCTGAAAGAGTATATCCGGCAAGGGATCGAGGAGAACGCAGTGTTGTATGATGAGAAGGATGATACTGGTAAAATTACTCATCGTCTTATTTCAGTAATGAGGCAGAGGAACGATTTTGATATTTCCATCTTTTATATTCCCTCATCATGCCCAATAGAAGAAACAGAGACTAAGGAATTACGATCTTTTCGGTTTATTAGACTGGGAACACTCTGCAATGGGGAACTTTTACATAACTTTTATGTCTATGCATGTGGTGAGGATGGTACTCCGTTTCCAGGGAACAAGAAAAATATGATTATTGGTGTTGGTAAACATAGTGTGGCTTTAGGAGCATATTAATGAAAAAGGCGTTAATTACAGGAATTGGAGGTCAAGACGGTTCATACCTAGCAGAGCTTTTACTACAAAAAGACTACGAAGTAGTAGGTATGATACGTCGAAGTAGTGTTTGTAATCTGAGCAGACTCTATAATTTAATCAACCATAGAAATATGAGTTTAGTGGAAGGAGAGATAAGCGACCCACTTTCGGTGTATTCTATAGTTGAGAGTGTACAGGCAGATGAAATTTATAATCTAGCAGCTATGTCTCATGTTCAAACCTCTTTTGCACAGCCCTCATATACAATAGATGTTTGTGCCAAAGGACCACTTAATGTTTTAGAAGCTGTACGAAAGTATAGTAGTCATAGTAGGTTCTATCAGGCTTCAACAAGTGAGTTATTTGGTAAGAATTTTACTAGAGCACCACAGACATCCTTTAAATATCAGGATGAACATACTCCTTTTGCACCCCAGTCTCCATATGCGTGTGCTAAACTTGCAGCCCACGATTTAGTTAGAATCTATAGAGACGGTTATGGCTTACACGCCAGTGCGGGAATTTTGTTCAATCATGAGAGTGAGAGAAGGGGCGAGAAGTTTGTAACCCGTAAGATTACTCTTTGGATGGCTGATTTTTATCATTGGAAACAAATGTTGTTAATTGATAAGGGTCGTACTAGAGATGATGAAAGTAATATTATTTCTACAGATCAGTCTCAGTTACCGTTTGCTAAGCTACGGCTTGGAAACTTAGATTCATTTAGAGACTGGGGGCATGCAGAAGACTATGTTTATGCTATGTGGCTTATGTTGCAGCAGGATGATCCAGATGATTATGTTATAGCATCGGGAGAAACGCATACCATTAGAGAATTTTTAACAGAGGCATTTAATGAAATTAATATTACCGATTTTGAACCTTATATCATGACAGACCCGGCCTTTTATCGACCATCAGAGGTTGATTTCTTAAGAGGCTTACCTGACAAAGCTAAAAATGTATTAGGGTGGGAACCCACGGTATCATTTAAAGATTTAGTACGAAGAATGGTATGGAGTGATATAAATGGCTCGCAAAAAAAAGCCGAGGAAGCGAAGGGTAGACAGGAGGCGTTATCCTAAACGTAACAGAGAATCGACATCTAGAAACTATAAAAGTCCGATATATTCTCGATGGAGAGAGGATGTAAAGGAAAGGGACGGACATTGTTGTCAGTGGCCCAACTGTGGGTCCAAGCACAGACTGGAAGTCCATCATATCAAGACGTGGAGTCAGTATCCTGGTCTACGATATGCAAGTGCTAACGGCATTACCTTATGTTGGAGATGCCACAACTCAATTAAAGGAAGAGAGGCGGATTACGAAGCCTATTTTCTGAAACTATTAGAATGGCAGATGCTAGATAAACTCAAACGATATAAGAAAGACTAGCATTGATCGTTCAAGGAGAAATTTTTTCATGAGACAGTTTACAACCAACATTCTTGCAATTACCCTATTAATGTTCTCCTCTACTCTGTATGCAGAAGAGCCTAAGGCAACAAAGGTGGCACAGCACCTACAAGATATTAGTGTGACGATTAGAGCGGGGAATTCTCAAGGCTCTGGTGTGTTGATCTCTCGTATGGTAAAGCATCGGGGGAAAATGGTGAATATCAACTTTGTGTGGACCGCTGCACATGTTGTAGATGGACTTAGATCTACCCGCACAATTATTGGTCCTAATGGTAGTCCAAAGACACTCGTCGAGTTTCGAGATGTACAAATTCTAAAGGAAGACCAAGTTGAGGGACGTAAAGTAGGTGAACATGTTATGGATGCTAAGGTGATCCTGTATTCAGATTCGGAGCATGGTCATGACCTAGCCTTACTTATGGTACGTAAGCCTAACTTCACTATATCTAATTCAGTTTTTGAGCCAGACCATGTATGTGCTGTCGGCACTAACCTAATACACGTCGGCTCTCTTCTAGGCCAAGCTGGCTCTAACTCTATGACTCGTGGTAATGTGTCGCAAACGGGACGTGTCCTTCAATTGGGTAATGGTTCCGGAACTTTGTTTGATCAGACTTCCTGTCCTGCTTTTCCCGGTTCATCTGGTGGTGGAGTGTTTACCAGCCAAGGTAAGTATATGGGTATGTTAGTT